GATGCTCCATGATGCCACCGGGGCGGATCAGGTTCTCCAGCCCGCGTTCAGGCCGCGCGGCGTAGAGAATTTGGCCGTGAACCGGCCCGGTGTTGATGACGCCGCCGTGCGGGACGATGCCGTTCCGCAGCGCGACTACGCGATCCTCCGGGTAGCCCGTGGTCTCGCAAATCTGGTTCTTGTGCCATTCGCTAACAGCCCACGCCTCGTCGAACGAGAACGCCATCTGGTCGAGCGCCCGCTGATAGCCGCGCTTCGTCGCTATGTCGTGCATCCAGAGGATTTTCTTGGCAGAGAGAGACGGGATCGAGACGAGCTTGGGGTCGCGCAGGACGATCAGGACGTCATGCGGATTGACGGTGACGAAGCTCGGGTAGTTGGAAAGGTTGGCGTAACGGACGCCGTCAGAGTGCTGCGTGCCGCTCGGGAAGTGATCCGGCGCTTCCTTGGGCGGAAGATTGCAGAACATGGTGACTTCGTGGCCCCTGGCGGCGAACGCCTTGGCCAGCATGAGCGCGGCGGTCTCGCTGCCGCCGAGGCTACGCAAAGTCGGAGTTTCGGGGCCAAAGCTCATGGCCCCGCACGCAAAAATGATCTTCATGGATGTCCCCCTCTTGATGTGCTTCCTAGCACAAAAAGAGGGGGACTTTCCACTTTTTAGGCGGTCGCGCCGGGCAGGGCGGTGGTGTCGGCGGTCAGGGTCGAGTGCAGCGCGCCGAGAGCGTCAACGGCGCTCTGGAGTTCTGCCGGATCGACCGAGACGCCGCTGCCGGTGGCGGCGGCGATGATCGCGACGATGCGAGCATGCACCGCGGCGACCTCCGCAGCCACGTCAGCCTTAAGCTGCGCGATTGCGTCGTTCAGGGGTTGGAGTGCGTCGGCCATTATGTCAGTCCCTTTGGTTGTGCGCATCGTTGAAAGCTACAGGGCGATGCGCTGCCCTTTACCATAATGCCCATGCGTAAAAGAAACGGCGAGCATCGCTGCTCGCCGTATCCTTTGGCGCAGGGAGGGAGCCGCCTCGGATTAGATGACGCTATCCACCACGAAGCACAACTCGGACGACACGACCTTCTCGGTCTGGTAGTAGATCGCGTCGATGTCCTGACGCATGCGCTTGGTGTCGTAAGGATGGCGGCGAATGCCGAACGGCACGCCCAACTGCGGATTGGTCCAGCGGAAGCCCTGTATCCAGGTGTCGATCATACGACCCGGGGCAGCGGCGACGTAAGCGAACAGGACCTTATTGCCCCAAGCAGCCGACAACGAGCCGGAGCCAGCGAAGGTTTCGCCCGGGGGCTGGGTGTTGACGAAGGTCTGCGGGACGAGGACCTTATCGACGCCGATCAGGACGGCGATCTGCTCGTCGGTAGGAATACCGCCGCGGTCACCGAACAGCACGTCGCGGATTTGGTCGTTGCGGCGCAGCTTGGCCATCACCGCTTCCGGGATGACGCAGACGTTCGGCTTGAGGGTGTTTTGCTGGCGGAACAACTCGACCTGATCGACCATGTCGTCGAAGGGGCGCGAGCCGGTCGCATTCGACCAGCCGGTCAGGACGTGCGTGGTCGTGAACACGTTGGTGGACGTGTTGGACAACTGAGCAATCCGCATTTCGTAGTCGATCAGGAGGCGGTCGGTCACCAGTTCCGCGCTGTCGCGGTTGAAATTGATGACGTCGTCGGCATTGACCTCGTCTTCCGTGGTCCAGTAGGTGCCAAGGCCGTATTTCTTGCAATAGAACGTGTCGCTCGACACCGAGAAGAACACTTCTTTGGCCTTGGTGCCTTCCGCCATGGCGGTCAGGTTCGAGGTCCAGATCAGGCTCTCACGGTAGATGCGCTTGTAATAGACGTCCGAGCGCTTGGAGACGTTCAGGATCGGCACAAGCTGATCGGCAACATAGCCGACGGGACGCCGACCGATGACGTAGTTCGACAACGGTACGTCAATATGAAGGTCGCGGCCTTGGCTGATAGGCATTTGGTCAATCTCCTACGAATTAGACGATGGTGCCGACGCGGGTCCACAGGTCGATGTCAACCGCGGCCAGCATGCCCGACGCAGCGCCAGTGCGCGCCTTGCCAAGAATTTCCACCTGATACAGCCAGGAGCCCGAGGCGACCTGGAGCGAGTTCGTGGCCTTGAGGCCCCAACCCGACGCGGCGGAGGTAATGTAGTCGCCAGCGGTTACGGCCGCGCCAACGCGGACCAACACGACGCCGTCAGTCGCCACGGAGGCGAACTCGCCGTCCTTGGGAGCATTCTGGAGAACGCCGACGCAGAGGCCAGCAGTCGCGAGGCCAACCTTGAAGTCGGTCGTGAGTTGCTGGACGATGCGGTTGAGGCAGAGGCTCATATCGCCGGAGGCGACGAAAGCTTCGTTGACGGGGTTGACGGAGAAGGACATTAGCGATTTTCCTCTGCGTAAGCGGCCTTGAGTTCGGGATCGGCTGCGAAGACCGCGTCGAGCGCGACCTTGTAGGAGCATTTATGCTCGTCGGCGTACTTCTTCGCGGCGGCGTCAGCGCGCTCGGACGGAGAACCAGCTTCAATCTTCTTCTGGTCCGAAGCCGCGCTCTCGCCGAAGGTGACCTTGACCGGCAGGGCTCCGACGAAAGCCGTGAAGGTGTCGAGCGCAGCCTTCCGCTTCGTCGGGTCAACCGACACGCGGATCGCTTCCGCCATAGAGGCGATAGCGGCCTTGTTCGCCGGGACGATCTTACCTTCTTTCTCAGCGTTCTCGATCACCGCGGCCACGGCATCCTTCTCGGCCTTCTCGCTCAGAGCGGCCAATTCAGCCTCGGCGCGTTCCGCGCGCTCCGTCATCGCCGTCAGCTTGACAGCTTCGGCGGACATCGCGGCGTTGAACTCGACTTCAGTAAAGGTCTTCACGTGTTCATCCTCTTTCGAGAGTTGTATCGGCTCGCCACTTTCGGCGAACACTGAAATAGGCTGGAGACCCTTTACTGCGGGCCATTCGGCCCCGAGCAACGCGACGCCGCCCAGGACATTAGGAAAGGTGCCGCCCGCGTACTCGATCTTGGGCCAGATTTCTACACTGACGGCATTGTACTTCTTTTTCTGAATTGCATCCACAATTTCAGGGGGTACGTCGGCGAAGTCTGCGAGCAGGGTGTTGCCGTCGGCGGACGTGCGAATGTTCTCCGCGTAGCCGTAGGCGGGCTCGCCCACGCGCTTATTGTGTCCGAGCTTCAACGGGATAGCGAAGCCCGAGACCTTGCTGTTCAAGTCCTGATAGGACTGAACCATCTGGTCGAGGAAATCGGGGCCGACGTCGAGGGTCTCGGAGCCGCGCCACTTACCCACCGAGAAAATCTCGCGATTGGGCAGGAAGCCGGGCATCGGATCAACCGCCGCCATGGACTTCTTCTCCTTGGCGTCGATCCTGTCCAGCGCCGCCTTCGCCGTGTCGGCAAGCTCCGGCGCGTTGTTCTGGCGCGCGTAGCTCTCGATGGACGCGAGCGCCTTCTTGTTCACGGCTGCGCCGTTCGTGTAGGGATACTTGTAATGCGCCTTGTCGTTGTCCGGCACAGCGGTATCGACAGCCAGATACCACTCGGAAGGCCCGCCGTCCGGCGCATTCCAAGGTCCGCTCGACACCTTACCGGCGTCGATCAGGCTGTTCATGTGCGCGCGTCCCGCGCCGTTGACCTCGATGGTCATTACATATAACTCTCGATAAGGTTGACGTTCTGTCCAGCCTGCACGCTCGTCACGTTGATGCGCACGGCGTTGAAGAGCATGCGGGGCAGATAGTAGAAGCCCGCCTTGGTGATGTTCGCGCCCACGGCTGCGCCTGAACCGACAGGCGTCACGAACGTCGAGACGTCGATGAAGTTTCCGCTCGTCGCGTTGTCGCCGTCGGTCGCAAGGATACTGAGCGCAAAGTTACCGTTCGCGATCACCTGGACGCGGTAACCGGTCTCCAGCCACGACGGACGGTCCACGACGAAGTCGCCCGAGTAGACAGCGGTCAGTGATGTCACGCGACAGCGTGGAGCGACAGACATCGGTTAGTACCCGTAGATTGTGGAGGCGACGTTCGTGGTGTCGATGTCCGGGCGGTTCTGCAAAAGCCCATCGTGGCCCGACTGAATGTTGCGCGGACCGAAGCCAGCCTTGGTGGGATACTTCAGGCCCCCGGGACCCGTGAGCTTGTCAGTGCGCGACTGCGAATTGCGCGGATAATGCCGGATGCTCATTTGCCCACCAGGGATTTGAGTTTAGCCCACGCGGCTATAACCAGTGCGGGCGCGTAACGGTCGAGGGCGATGCCTGCGGCAGCCCCAAGCAGGAGGTCTATCATCTGGGCATTCTACACCGAAAATACGGCTAAATCACTTTTTGACGGCGTCGCCTGCGCGGTTGTTGCCCTGCGGGGCCGCGCCGGGCGATGCGGCGCCCTCGCCGGTGAGCGGGGTGGGATTGGGGCGCAGGACCTCGTCGGGGTGTTCCTCGGCGTCGCGCAGGGGCAGGCCGACCACCGAGCGCACGTAGTTCACGTCCTGTTGATCCATGTCGAGGATGCCAGCGGCGTGAAGCTGCCGGATTTCATCGGCGACGACGGTGCCTTCGAACTGGCCATAATCCTGCCAGATGAAGTCCGGGTAGATCGGCTTGTCGAAGTTCAGGTCGATCAGCGGGTAGATCACCTGACACATGAGCGACTGCTGGAGGGCTTGGCTGATCTGATCTGCCATCTTAAACAGCAAGCGAAGCTGGATGAAGCCCTGGCTGTTGCCCTCCGACTGCCGCAGGTTGCTGCTGTCCATGCCGTAGAGGCCCGTCATCAGGATGCTGCGGGCGATGGCGGAGTTATGGTAGTCCAGCGCGTCCTTGTAGCTCGCCTGTCCGGCGCGCGTCGCTTCGAGCAGGGCGATCTTTACGCCGTCCGGGACGAGGATTTCTGTCTTGCTCGACAGATTGCGCATGATCTGTTTGAGCGTCTCTTTCAGGCTGTCCGAAGCGCCCTGCGGATACTGCATCAGGGTCATGGGCGACCCCATGCGCTCCAGATAGACGTTCCAGAAATTAATAATGAAGCGCTTGGCCCACCAGGAGCGGAACGCGCCGCGCAGGTCGCTCTCGCCGAAGTTGTTGCCGAACGTCTTGTTGTGGGTAAACAGCCACAGCTTCGACGGGGGCAGGTCGATGTTCTTCGCGCCGTACATCGTGTTGAATTG